ACACTCCGTGCGCGTGACTGTTCCACGTGGCACACCGCACGTTGCAGCAGGGTTCGTCATCAGCGACCACAACGGGCGCACCTATCAGCCCTGCGCCCTGTGCGCGGTCGCGCTGTCGTCCAAACCTACCGGGTCGCGGCACGCGCTGCGGCTGTTTGCCACCGGTGAATGCGTCGGCACTCGGTGCCCAGGCACTCGACCAGGCCAGGCGGCCGGCACGGCGGCGCCGAGACTACACGCGTGAGTGCCTCACCGCCGCGGCCCTGTCCCACGCCTCACTGTGGCCGATTGGTGCGCAGCGGGTTGTGCTCGCGCTGCCGCAAACGACGCGACGACCTGCGCGGGTCGGCATCGGCGCGCGGCTACACACCCGAATGGGCGGCGCTGTCGAAGCGGTGGCTGTCCCACTTCCCGTGGTGCGGTCAGCGTCTCGACGGTCATCGACACGCGGAGCACAGTCGCTGCACGCGCGACGGGCGGCGCGTCAGAGCCGACGTGACAGACCACGTGGTCCCGCTGCGGTCGGGCGGTGCGCTGCTCGACCCGCAGAACTTGCAGTCCCTCTGCACCGGCTGCAACGTCGCGAAGGAGAAAACCAAATCGGACCACGCCGGGCTGGACGGACCCGCGCCCGCGCGCGGCAGGGACGGGAGGGGGCTTCAAAATCGCCATGCCGGGTTGACGTTCAAACCCCTCTGGACTCCGCCGGTCGCACCCGCGAAATTCTCGGGGGGGTATCCACTTGGCACGACGTATCCGCGCAGGGGCAGGCGCCAACGCGCAGGTTTGACCCCTGCGACGAGATCTCGGGGCCCCCTTGACTGGGACACCCCCTGCGACCCCGACCCGGGAGGGGTCAAACGGTGACGCGCAAGCGCGCGACCGCGCAGGGCGCGTCAGGAACGACGACCCGCGCCCCGGTCACAAGACCTCGACCGGCCCGGTCAATCGCCCCACAGCCGGTCCCAGACGTGCTGCCGGTCAGCCCTGCCGCTGTCGCGCCCGACGACCCGCCGCCCGCCCACGGTCCTGTCGATGAACGTTTCATGCGGCATCACTACGGGGCGAACGGTGTCGCAGCTGAACCCAACGACCCGCGCACGCTGTCAGACCTCGCCAACGACCCGCACAATCGACGCAAGCACAATGCGCGCAACGTCGCCATGATTGCCGCCGCGCTGCAGCAGGTCGGCGCCGCGCGATCGATCGTCATCGACGAACGAAACGAAGTGCTCGCGGGCAACGGGGTGCTCGAAGCGGCGCGGCAATCGGGGCTGACGAAGCTGCAGGTGATCGACGCCGACGGCGATACGGTCGTCGCCGTGCGCCGTACAGGCCTGACCGACGCACAGAAGCGCGACCTCGCCATCTACGACAACCGCACCGCTGAACTGGCGGAATGGGATCTCGTCCAGCTGGAGGCCGACTTCCAGAACGGCGACGACCTCAAGCCCTTCTTCACCGACGACGAACTGCGCAAGCTGATCGGGCCGAGGACCGGCGACGGCGACGATGCCGCCGACCAGGTGGTCCCCGGCACTTATCTCGTCGTCATCACCTGCGCCGATGAAGCGGAGCAGGTCCGCATCCTCGATCGCTTCGCCGCCGAGGGACTGTCATGCAAGGCGCTCGTGTCGTAGTTGGGTCACCCGTCGAGCGCACCGCGCGCGTGCAGCAGCTCGAGGGCCTCTTCGCCGTGCCGCCGACCGCGCACAGCGAACTGACGTGGGACGTCTCGTTGCCGCTGGACGAGCGCCCGTGGTCGATCGGGCTGATTGTCGGGCCCAGCGGCAGCGGGAAGACGACGGTCGCGCGGCACTTCTGGCCGGCGGAGCTCGCGCACACGTACGACTGGTCGCCGACGCGCAGCGTGCTCGATGCCTTCCCCGCGACGATGGGGATCAAGGACATCGTCCTGCTGCTGTCGAGCGTTGGGTTCAGCGACCCGCCGAGTTGGGTGCGCCCGTTTCGCGTGCTGAGCACCGGCGAACAATTCCGCGTCACGATGGCGCGCGTGCTCGCCGATCATGCGGGCGGGGCGGCGATCGCCGTCGTCGATGAATTCACCAGCGTCGTCGATCGCACGGTCGCGCAGTGCGGGTCGGCGGCGCTCGCGCGCACGATACGCGAACGCGGGCAGCGGTTCATCGCCGTCACCTGCCACGAAGATGTCGAAGCGTGGCTGACGCCTGATTGGGTGTACCGACCGGCGACGAATCTGTTCCACTGGAGGGAACTTCAACGACCACCCGTCATCGAGCTCCAAGTGGGTCGGGTTCACCGTGCGGCCTGGCTGCTCTTTCGTCACCATCACTACCTCGACACGCAGCTGAATCCGGCGGCGCTGTGCTTCGTCGCGCTGTGGCAGGACCGCCCGGTCGCCTTCGTCGCCGCGCTCGGGTTCCCGCACAAGTTCGTCCCGGGCTGGCGACTGCATCGGCTGGTCTGCCTGCCGGACTACCAGGGCGTCGGCATCGGCGTGGCGGTCGCCGACTTTGTCAGCAGCGTCCTGCGTTCGACCGCGCCCCACGTCTTCAGAACCGCCGCGCATCCGGCAGTCGTCGCGCACTGCGCGCGATCGCCGTTGTGGAAGATGCGCCGAGAGCCGTCGATGTCGCCGGCCTCGAGCCACGGCGAGTCGCGCGATCGCGGCATCGGGAACATGAAGCGCGCCACGTCGCGACTGACGGCGGGGTTTGAATACGTCGGGCCGCCCGCCGACAAGGCGACGGCGGCGCTGCTGCTGGGCCCGCCACCGGCGCGGGCCAGTACGGGCTGGAGGCCGAGCGCGGCGGCTAAGCGCGCACGCGACGGGGTGAAGTGAAGTGCAGCACGACGCAGGGCGCGTCGGCAGGGGCGAGGGGATACAGCGCGCGATAGGCGCGCAGGAAGGCGGCGCGCGACGGGTAGCCCGCTGCACGCGCGTCCGCGACGGTCATCGTCTCCAGCGTGCAGCAGACCACGCGCGTCAGGCGGGTGCTCACGCGCCCGTTGAACAGCAGCGTGGCACCCCGTCGCAGCGAGCACCGCTTCCACGGGCGCACGGTCGCCGTCTTCAGCCCGCGTTCGATGCGATCGAGCGCCGGTCCCTTCACGAAGATCAGCACTACTTGGCCCGCCTTCGGGGTGGCGCGGTCATTCGACTGCGCACGAGCTGTCGCTCGAGGTCGGCGATGTCCTGATAATGGCTTTCGATCTCGCGTTCGAGTTCGGCAGGCGTCAGCTTGCTGTCGCGCTGCTGCCAGCGCCACGCGCTCGGGCCGCACGTGCCATCGAGCTCGCGATCGACGTGCCCGCCGATGACCGGCTCGCCACAGCGCGCACAGACTCGGCGCGGACGGCCCGCGCGCTGCGCGTTCTGCGCACGGGCGGCGTTCTGCGCCGCCGTGTTCTTCGACCCGCCCAGGCGCCCGAGGGCCTGCGCGGCGCTGTTCTTCTTCGGTGTCGTCTTCGTCATATTCATACCGCTCCGAATTGTCTCACACTGGCAAACAAAAGGGGCACCGCGTCAGACGGTGCCCCTTCGTCGCTACGCCGCTTTCGATCCCTTCTTCTTCTTCGTCGCGCGCTTCGCCGCCTTCGCGAGCTTCGCCGCGGCCCGCTTCGCCGCGTACTCCGCCGCCAGGTTGCCCCGCCGCCACGCGTCCTGCGCCTTCACGTACTCGCTGTGGAACGCAGCGCGCCCACCCTGCACGCGCCCGCTGGCATCGACGCGCGTAGCCAGCGCATCGAGTCGGGCGCGCACGTCGGGACTGAGCGTCGTCGCGTGCTGCAGGAAGAACTGCAGGTCATAGAACGGCGCCGTCCGCTTGTAGTACGCGAACAGTTCCGGCGCCGTCATGCGCGCGATGTATCGCCCTCCGTGGGCGCGACGGGCGCGGGCGGGGTCTTCCGCACAGCCTTCGCGCGCTTCGCGGGAACGGTCACAGGACCGGCTGGCTTCGCGCCCTTGCGGGTCGGCGCGGGCGCTGCAGTCTTACCCTTGCCCCGCTTCGCGGTCGCGGGAGGGGTCTTCCAGACGGGCAGCGTCTTGCCTTCCCGCCGCGCTTTGGCTTCGGCGCGCTGCTGTCGCACCGTGATCCCCGCCGCCGCGTTCGCTTCGCGGGCGGCGGCAATCTTCACCGCCCTGGCCGCCCAGTCCGGCTCCGCCGGCGCCGCGACCGGCGCCTGCTTCGCGGTCTTCGGGGTCTTCGCGGGCGCGCCCTTCTTCGATGCCTTCGGCGCGGACTTCTTCGCGGTCGTCGTCTTCGCCGCCTTCGCGGTCGTCTTCGTCGTCTTCTTAGCCATGTCAGTTCTCCTTCGCCAGAAATGCGCGCGTGCGCGCGATGAGTTCCGCGTGTTCTTCCTTCACGCTGTCTTCTTCGTTGTCCCACGCCGTGTCGTGGTCTTCGAGCAGGTCGAGCAGCTCGCGGCGGTGCGCCTCGAGGTGTTCGATCACGCCTTTGATCTCCAGCTGCTTCGCGATCGCTTCGAGCGCCTTCGCGATGCGGTTCATGGTGCCGTCGTAGAACTGCTGCCCCATCTTCGTTTCAAAAAACTGAGCCATCGGTTATTCCCCTTTCGTGGCGAAGTGGTCGAACATCGGGTGGCGATACGTCCCTGCCGGGGTCTTCTCCTGAAAGCTGATGACGACGCGCCGCCCGATGAACGCTTGCGGGTCGGCGGCGAGGTCGCGCAGCAGCGCGTTGTCGAGCGTCTTCACGGTCGTTTCGATCCCCTGCGTGTCGCGCAGCACGATCGACGCGTACGGGCCCAGCTTGCCCGCCTGATACCCGACGATCGTCAGCGTGGCGGCGGCGTGCTGCTTCACCTTCAGCCAATCGAGCGACCGCGCGCCCGGGCGATACAGCGAATCGACGCGCTTGAGAATCACCCCTTCGCCGCCGCGCTTCCAGATCGCCTGCACGCCCTTCCAGCTGGGCGGGTCGCTCAGCACCGTGCTGACCGATTGCTGACCGTCGGGCAAGCGGCGCAGTTTTTCGAGCAGCAGATAACGCCGCGTCTGATAGTTCACGTTCGTGACGCTGACCCCGTTGCAGGCGAGGATGTCGAACGCGACGAAGACGAGATGCGCGCCCTTCACGACCACGTCCCACGCCTTGCCGTTCGGCGCCACGAGCTCGCCGTCGTAGATGCCCCAGCCCATCGTCACGAACTGCGCGACGATCGCCGCAGGCAGATCACGCAGCTTGGCGCCGGTCCCGCCTGCGCGCGGTCGCGAATACGCGCGCACGCTGTCGTCTTCATCGACGACGACCATGCAGCGGTGCCCGTCGAGCTTTTCTTCCTGCACGTAGCCGGTCGCGAAGCGACGATCAAACGCCGCCCCCGTGACAGGGTCGGTCATCGCCGATGCCAGCATGGGCGCGGGCGGTCGCGCGTCGTCCAGCGCCGCGATGACCGTCGGGGTCACCATGATGCGCGTCTGGTTCCCCTTGACGATCGGGTCGGGCGCCTGCCGGAACGTCGTGTGGTCGGGGCCCGGATTGAATTCGAGGAACACGAATTCGCCGCGCGTCACCACGGGGTGACCGTTCGCGACGAGCTTCGTGTGCTTGCAGTGGCGCGCTTGCGTGCCGCGCCGCATCGTCCAGCCCTTGCAGTTACAGAGCAGCTTGCCGTCGTCGGCGAGCACGGCGGTGTAGTTGCGCGTGCCGTCGGAACTGGGGTAAGTGAAGGTCTTCATTGGCGTCTCCTGTTCGTCAGTGAAAGAGGCGACCGCGCGGCGTTGCATCGTCGCGCGGTCGCGCGGTCATCAGTAGTCGTCGTCGTCCATCGTGTCGTCCGGGGTCAGGTCGTCGTCGTCGTCGTCGTCGTCGTCCACGTCGTCGCGCGGGTCGTCAGTGAAGACGTGCTTGCACTTGCCGCAGCGCGCGACGAACCCGGGAACGACGGTGTCGGGCACGCGGTTCTTCTGACCGCAGAACGAGCAGGCGATGATGGTGGTCGTCATAAGTCACTTCCAGTTCTTCCAATCAATGTGTTGATTCGGCGCGACCGGCGCCGTCGGTGCGGGCTGCGGAGCCCGCGTGGTGATCTGCTGCTGATAGGTGCCTTCCGCCCACTGCGCGAGACGGTCCATAACGTCCGTCCAGATCAGCGCGTAGTGCCGCGCCCACGTCCACGCGGCGTCCTCTTCGACGCGCTGCAGACTTGCGCGGTCACCTTCGACGGCGCCCCGGATCGATCCGGTCGGCGCCGCCAGGTGCCCGAGTTCGTGCAGCGCGATGGCATACGTCGTGACATCCACGATCGTGCTGATGACCGCCAGCTGCAGGTGCGGCAGCGCGAACGCTTCTTCCGGTCGCAGCTGCGACGATTCGATCAGCCGCTTCTGGAACCCCTTCGCCAGCGCGTGCGCGTGCGCCTGCAGTTCAGGCGTGTCGGGGATGCGGGTCATTTACTTGCTCCCCGCATGACGCGCGAGCGCGGCGGCGATCGCGGCGGTCAGGTCGCGGACCGCGTTCGTCTGATCGCCCCACTGGATGTGCGACGACGGGGCGGGCTGCACGACGACGACGGGCACGACGACGACGGGCACGACGATCGGGCGCACGATGATCGGCGGCAGGTCGTCGTCGTCGATGCGCGCGTCCAAGTCGTCGCGGTCGCACAGGTCGAGCGGTCGCTGCCCGTTCGCGAGGTCGCGCAGGGCTTGCACTGCGTTCCGCTGCGTGTTCGTTTTGCCTGCGCCACCGTTCGGCCCTTCAACGATCCAGTGCCAGACGATGGACTGCCCTTTCGAGGTGCCCTTCGCGCTCCACCAGACGAAGCCCAGCGCGCGGTGCGTCAAGCTGTCGGTGACCGTGAAGCGGGTCGGGCCGCAGGACTTCAACGTGGCGCGCAGCGACGGATAGTCGGCGTTCATCACAGCACCGTCACTTTCAGCGCGCGGGCGACCGCGACGAATTCAGCGCGCGACAGGCGACCGTCTTCGACATACAGCCCCTTGTCGAGGTCGTTGCACGTACTCACGATGGCGAGTTCGTCGCCCGTGGGCGGGGCGATGACGCGCCAGTACGTGTTCCACGGGAACTGCCCTTTGCCGCAGACCCACTGGTCGCGCGGGATGCGAAAGATGCGCAGCGTGGTGCGGGTCATCACAGCCCTCCGATCGAGAGGCGATACGCGATGCATTCGGGGTTGCTGCAGGTGTCCCACGTGCCGTCGTGCCCGGGTTTGTTCGCGGGCGTCGGCTGCGTTCGGCGCGGGAATTCGCACGCGATGACGCGCGAGGACTTGTCGTCGCAGCGGCGCATCCGGGTCGAAACGAATTCGCCGTTTGAATTCAGACGGAACCCGCCGCTCTGTCCCGCGAGCCAGAAGATGATCTGGGCCGCGTAGACCGCGCGGGTGTCGCGGTAGCAGGTGAACGTGAATTCAACGGGCGACTGACCGACGACGACGACGCCGTGGAAGCGGGCGCCGAGTTCGCGCGCTGCGCGCTGTCGCGCACGGTCGGACGGGAACGCGAAGAAGTGGTCCGAGAGTCGAACGTGCGGCACGCTGACGGGCAGCGCGCTGGTGAACGGTGAAGTGGTTCGCATGATGTCGTGTCCCTTCAAAGTGAAGGCGGGGGCCCCGAAGGGCCCCGCGCGCTGTTAGTTCGTGCCGTCGCCCAGCAGCAGGCGGATGGACCCGGTCAGCTGTTTGGGCTGCAGCAGGTCGGTGACGCCGCACGTGCCGCCCGTCAGCTTCGCGAGGGCTGCGCAGAATCGCGCGCCACCGTCGTTGCCGTCGCCGATGTAGAACACGTCGATCGCGTTCCCGAATTCGCGCGCCGCAGCGAACGCGGCATCGGCGTCGTCGGGTTCGCCGTCGGTGACGATGACGAGATGGGTTGCCCCTTCGCGCGTGCCGAAGGCGATCGCGTCGTGGAGCGGCGTGCCGCCCTGCGGCTCTGGAATGTCGGTGACGACTTGCACGGTCCGCGTGCCGTCAGGCGTGTAGAAGAGCCCGAACGCGGCGACCGGGACCGGACCGCCTTCGCGCAGTCCATCGACGACCGCGCGCAGCGCGTCGATGCGGCGCTGTCCGGTCTTCAGCGGGCGGGTCATCGACACCGACGTGTCAACCAGCAGCAGGGACCGGCGCGCGGACTGCAGCAGGTCATCGAGGCCGGACTTCGCGAGCGACTTGTTCAGCCGGTCGAGCGCCTTCTTTTCGATCGTCGCGATGTCGGTGGTCGTCGTGGTCGTGGTGGTGTCAGACATGGCAGTCTCCAGTTCAGAATCCGAGGGTGATGAGTTGAAGGGCAGCGCGACGAAGTGCCGCGTCCGCTTCGTTGCGGGTCGCATCGTTCGCGGCGGCGGCGAGTCCGCCCATCGCGATCGCCTTGACCTTCGTGTACTTCGCGTAAGCGGCGCGCATGTCGTCGGTGACGTTCGCGCGGTGTTCAAGCAAGAACTGTCGGAACGCGTCCTCAATCGCGGCGAGGGCGACAAGACGAAGCGCGCGGAGCGAGGGCTTCGGCTGCGCGAAGATGGGCGCGCCGTTCGCGGGCGGAAGATTCGACGGGCGCGTGGTGCTGCCCGCGTTGAACGTCCCGGCGAACGGATTGAAATGACGGCGACGACGGGTCGCGGTCGGGCGCGCCACGCGCGGGGCGCGGACGCGCGGCGCGGGCGGGGGCGGCGCGGGCATCCCGGCTTTGGCCGCCTTCGCCGCTGCGCGCTGCTGTCGAACGGTCAGCCCGCCCGATGCCTTGCGCGCAGCGACCGACGCCGCGCGCTTCGCGGCGGCATCGGCAATCTGCTGTGGGGTCTGGGTCTTCATTGTCGTGTCCTACTTGCGACCGTCGAGCAGGCGATCCACGTCGTCGTTCCACCAGCGACGATTGATGGTCGCGATCGTGCGGAGGTCGCGAACGGTCAGCCCCGTGCGGGCGTTGCGGGCGCGGGCGGCGGCAATCTTGCGGGCGCGGGCGGCGAAGAACTTCGTTGTCTTGGTCATGGTCGTGTCTCCTCAGAATCCGAACAGCAGGGCGAACCACGAACGGCGCGGCGTCATGCCGACGACCGTGTGATCCGGAATCAGTCCCAAGCGGCGGGCGCGACGTGTGCGGCGTTGCAGTCTGGTCATCGACGTTTACCGGGTGACGAGGTTGAACAGGGCGCGCGCGGTCAGGTGCAGCACGCGCATCGCGGCGAGGACGACGGCTGCGAGCGCGAACTGCAGCGCGGCGACTTCGATGAACAGGGTCAGGTTGCTGATGAAGGCGGTCATTGTTGGCTCCGTTAGCGGGCGACGTGGACGACGTGCTTGCGGTCGTCGTTGCGATGCACGAAGGGAACGTCCGCGTCGGCACCGTGGGTCGTCAGGGACAGCGCGAACAGCACGGCGTAGAAGAGGGTCGTCGCTGCGCGCTTCGTCGTCGTCGTCGTCGTCTTGAACATGAGACAAGAATATCGGACCGGTCTGATTTCCGGCATAAATCCCACGGTCCCGGCATCTTTTTTTGGCGGTCGTCGCTGACCGCTTGCAGCGGGGTCAGCGCGCGGGGCGGTCGCCGACGGTCGGGAACGGTCGGAACGCGGTCGGGCAGGGTCAGCGGGGGACGGGCGCGCGGTCGGTACGTCGCGCAGGACCGTCGGGAAGACAGCTGGCGTTGCGCAGGTTCGACGCGGAATCGCGTTCGATGCGCCAGTCTGCGGTCGGTCGAGAAGACCCAGCAGGCGCAACGCCACGCGGTCGCGTGTTTTCCTTAAGGATTTCGTGGGTTTTTCCAGCGGGTTCGCGCAGGTTCAACGACCCGCGCGCCCACGCTGGGGTATGGGTCACAACGAGAAGACCCGGCAGGGGGCACGCTATGCAGTTCTGCAGGGTTTATTCAGCAATCCCGTGGGTTTCCCTGCAGGGGCGCGCGCCCCTGTCAGAACTGACAGAGGGGGCAATGTGAGGGGACGAAAGCCGCGACCGACCGCGTTCCGTGTCTTGAACGGGAACCCCGGGCACCGACCGACGAACGATCGCGAACCGGAGCCCCCGCCCCTTGACGACTTTGAAACGCCGCCCGACGTGCTGTCGGCGATCCCTGACGCGGTCGCGGAGTGGCGACGACTGGCGCCGCTGCTCCGTCGCTGCAAACAGATCACCGAAGCGGACCGTACCGCGCTGCTGGCGTTGTGCATCGAATGGGCGCGGTACCTTGAAGCCCAGACGAAAGCCTTCCCGCGCGTGGTGAAGGCGCCGAGCGGCTACGCGATGCCGAATCCGTGGATTGCAATTCAGCGCGGCGCCCTCGCGGCGTGTCTCAAGCTGTGGCCGGAGCTCGGGCTGACGCCGTCCAGTCGATCGCGCGTGCAGACGGCAGACGGCCCGGGCCCCGACGGCGATCCCTTCTCCGAGTTCGATGAACCGCTGCCGCGCCGCCCGTTGCAATGACGAACCCGATCGACGCGTATGCCCGCGCCGTAGTCTCGGGCCGAGTCCTGGCGGGCAAGTATCACAAGCTCGCCTGCGCGCGGCATCTCCGCGATCGCCGCCGCGAGGGGTCGCGCGACTTTCCCTACGTCTTCGAGTACGCGCGCGCCGAGCGGTTCTTCCGCT